ATAATGGAGGTCCTTACCAGTTGGTTATCTTCCACTTCCTAATCGGTATCTCAGCATACATGGGTAGACAGTGGGAATTATCATACCGCTTAGGTATGAGACCTTGGATCTGTGTTGCTTATTCAGCACCAGTATCTGCTGCGTTCGCAGTATTCTTAGTGTATCCTTTCGGTCAGGGATCTTTCTCTGATGGTATGCCTTTAGGTATCTCAGGTACGTTCAACTTTATGTTCGTGTTCCAAGCAGAGCACAACATACTAATGCATCCTTTCCACATGGCAGGTGTTGCAGGTATGTTCGGTGGTAGTCTCTTCAGTGCAATGCACGGTTCTTTAGTTACATCATCTCTAATCAGAGAAACTACAGAAACAGAGAGTCAAAACTACGGCTATAAGTTCGGACAAGAAGAAGAAACATACAACATTGTAGCTGCTCATGGTTACTTTGGTCGTCTTATCTTCCAGTATGCTTCATTCAACAACTCAAGAAGTTTACACTTCTTCCTTGCTACATTCCCTGTAGTTTGTGTATGGTTAACCTCTATGGGTATCTGTACAATGGCATTCAACTTGAATGGTTTCAACTTTAACCAATCAGTTGTAGATGTTAACGGAAAAATTATCCCAACATGGGGTGATGTTCTAAACAGAGCAAACTTAGGAATGGAAGTAATGCATGAAAGAAATGCACACAACTTCCCATTAGACTTAGCATCTGCTGAGACTACAGAAGTTGCGTTAACTGCTCCTTCAATCGGATAAGTTGACAACCATATATTAGTCTGATACAATGGGAGGGAGACCTCCCATTTTTTTATGGAAATTTTAATTTATACTACATCGGGATGTTTTTATTGCGATCAAGCAAAAAAACTATGTGAAAAAGCGAATGTTGATTACCAAACTCAAGAGGTAGGTGTTGACATAACTAGGGAGGACTTTACTACATCATATCCTCACGTAAAAGCATATCCATATGTTATAATTGATGGAAAAGAGATAGGTGGTTTAGTTGAGACAGCAAAATTTTTCTTAAAGGAAGGGTTAGTAAGTGTCAACAAATAAAAAACTCTCTATAAATAAAGGCATAGAGCTCATGTTAAGGAGGGCTAAAGAACCAAAATATGAGAAACCTTCTAAAGGTTTCACCATCAAAAGAACCTTCTCTCTCCTTAAACGTGCATGGTATTTCAACTTTGAACTAAGGTGGGAGAAAAAATAAGTAAACCACTATACGGAGTTGAGTCATGGCAGACACTACCCTTTTATTTTTTTCAGCGACAACATCATTTATTTTTTTATGTGTCGGTATAGTAGCAGGTTGGACTGCCAAAGATTTTGTCCACGATTATATGTGGTCAAAGGATGATTATGAAGCAAGTCATCCAGAAATGTATGACCAACAAGGAAATTGGTTAAACGAAGAACTGCTTCATGTAAAATTTATTAATGAGGAAGACGACGATGAAACTCTTGATGCATGAGGTACTACAAAAAGTATCAAACGCAAAGACTAAGAAAGAAAAGATCGCTTTGCTTGAGAAATTTAATACTCCTGCATTGAGAATGCTTTTTATTATTAATTTTGATGACTCTATTATAAGTCTACTACCACCTGGTAAAGTTCCTTACACACCTAATGATGCACCAGCAGGTACAGAGCATACTCAATTAGAAAAAGAAGCAAGATTGCTTCACCACTTTTTTAAAGGTGGATCTAACGTATCTCAAAACAAAAGAGAGATGATGTTTATACAGATGCTAGAAGGACTATCTGCTGGTGAAGCAGAGGTTCTATGTCTTGCAAAAGATAAACAGATTGGTAAGCGTTGGAAGATTACTAAAGCATGTGTAACTGAAGCATACCCACAAATTGAATGGGGTGGTAGATCATGAGTGTTACAGTAATACATGAGAAATGTGACCTTGAAAAGCATAACACTATTAAGTTACCCTATACTGCATACGTAGTTCAATATGAGGTTGAAGGTAATCTTGTACATGATATTGCTATGGCACAGAAAGCAGTAGATATATTTGATCATTACTATGACAAATATAAAAAGGAATTCAAATGGTTGAAACAATCTAAAGGAACATTGAGACCTAATCTCTGGAACAGTAGTGCTAAAGCACCACAGAGAAAAAGAAAGAAAAGATCTTCGGCAGACGGAGAATTAAAATGATTATCTTTTCCTTCATACTTTCATTGTTTGCTAATCATCTACCTGTCATGTACGTTCAAGTACCACAGTGGGCAGATGATTGGGCGGTGTGTGCTGTAGACATACCTGATGCTAAGTGTCATTGGTATGTTGTATCACCTGATAATACATTTGGTGAAGGATTTGATTGGGAGACTGCTCCTTGGTTTGATGCGAATGGTTTGAATGACATCGCACCTATGCAAGCACAAACTGTTGTTGAAAAACTACAAGAAAATAATTAATGGCAACTTTGATTTCTAATATGCCCGCAGAGGAAGTGTGGGTTAGAAAAGAATACCTTACTGATTTTAAGTCTGGTCATGGTGAATTTACAAGAGGTGTTTGGGTATCATGTAAGTCAATGCCTGGTAGGGCATTTTATTTTGAGACATACTTACCAGAGTATGCAGCAATCTATGATAAGTTACCTATTAGTGCATTCGTAAGTGAACCTAAGACACCTGATCCAGATATGGATCTACCTAACCTACAGTTCTGGAACTGTATGGACTATGGTGTTACAACTATATGCAAACAGTTCATAGGTTCTATGGATTATGAATTGTACACTAGAGATTTTGGATCACAGTTAGGAAAGTATATTATTACAATAGATAATTACCATGATGAACCTGACACACCTGACTATAGTACAGCAGAAACACCTTCGGAACATAAGAGTCACAATCTCATACAACTAAATAACGGTCAATTTGCGTTGTATCCTAATAATAGGATGAGAATATATGATAATTCATTGACTCCTAAGCAACCTAAGATGCCTGACTTCAAAGTATCCACCAAGATTTTTAGTGTAGAACGTGGTCACATGGAGAGATATGGTGACACAGATGATTACCATTACGGTTTACCCAAAGAATTGTAACAGTCGCTACACATTAACTTGCATATATAATATAACTGTGTTAATATAAACACAATCGTTCATCCCATGCCATTACTTTTATACCTATCTCTATTGGCAGCACACGAACCAGTCCATTGGACTATCAAGTGTGAGGAGTGGTCAGAACTAATTGCTGAAGTCAGACAAGATGAATATCTTGACGACCAAAGCAAGTCAGAACTGATTAACTATTTTGCTACAAAAATAGAGGGAGAGTGTGATACATTGGGACGCAAGTAAGCCGACTCGGAACGGGTTCGTTCATCTCCTACGGGAGACGCAAAAGCCGACTGAAGGAACGGGAACACGGATCACTCGCAAGAGTTAAAGGTGTAAATTTCCAACTACTTTAGGAGAAAACCGATGGCACAAGTCACATACCGTGGTGTTAAGTATGACACCAATGACAACAAGCAAACATCCACATCTAAGCAAGACCTTGTTTATCGTGGTGTAAAGGTAGCTAAAAAAGTTACTGTTGCTGCATAAATCAAAATTCACTTTTGATTTCATGAATCTGGGAAAAAATTTTTCCCAGATTTTTTTATATGAAAGGTCGTATAAATACCTAGATGAATGAAAATCAGAAAACAGATAGAAAAACGGCTAAAAGATTAATAAAGCTTGCCAAAGTAAACTCTAAGTGGTATACTAAAGAGGATGTCAAGTACGCAAAATTAATTCGTAGAAGTATAAAACATAATGCAACAAGTGAAACTGATCTCGGTAACTCCCGATGCAGAGAAAACGATAGGGTACATAGCAAGGGTGAGCAACCCAAAGAACCAAGAGAATCCAAACGTAAGTGGTTTGCTTGGTTACTGCATAAAGCATCAACATTGGTCGGTCTTTGAACAAGCACATATGACTCTAGAAATTGAAACTACTAGAGGATTAGCAGCACAAATATTAAGACACAGATCATTTACATTCCAAGAATTTAGTCAGCGTTATGCTAACACTAATTTCTTAGGACAGATTCCTATTCCTGATTTAAGGAGACAGGATGAAAAGAACAGACAAAATTCTATTGATGATGTACCACAAAAACAGGTTGAATTTCTTCAGAAAGAGATTCAAGCATACTTCGCTGAAGGACTTGACTTATACAATGAACTTATACGTGAGGGTATTGCGAAGGAATGTGCGAGATTTGTTCTCCCATTAGCAACACCAACTAGATTGTATATGACAGGAACAATACGTTCTTGGATTCACTATATAGATCTACGTTCTGGACACGGAACGCAAAAAGAACACATGGAAATTGCTGAAAAATGTAGAGATATATTTAAAGAACAATTTCCTATCATATCCGAAGCACTGGAGTGGAACTAATGCCATTATACGCAGTAAAAAATTTAAAAACTGGAGAGACTCAAGAGTTTATGAAAACTCTTGCTGAGTATGAAGAATGGAAAAAAGAAAATCCTGATTGGGATAAAGATTGGTCTAAACAAGGTAGAATGTCAGTTAGATATCGTAAAGATTACCTCAGAGGATTACATGGACATCCAGACCATGAAGACTATGGTAAACCAGACAGATTGACAGTAACCGACATGTTTCCTGATGAGAATAATAGAGTGGATGATACGTATCAAGAAGAAATGAATTGGGGGTTACCGAATAATGCCTAGTTATCCTGTAATCAACAAAGAAACTGGAGAGAAGAAAGAACTCTCCATGACAATGAAAGATTATGATCAATGGCGAAAGGACAATCCCGATTGGGATAGAGATTGGCAAGCAGGTGTAGCAAGCATGGGTGAAGTTGGAGACTGGAGAGATAAGATGAAGAAGACCCATCCTGGTTGGGCAGATGTCATGGGTCAAGTTAAAAAGAATCCTCATTATGGATCGTGTCCCACATCAAAAGACGGATATCAGTGGTAAATTATGGCAGTTAAAAAAAAGACACCTTCTCCTACAGGTATGTCTAAAAAAATGTTGAAAAGGAAGAAACCTATTAACAGTAATTACTTCCTTGATGTAGGTCCTATTACCGAGAACCAAGATTTCTTTTTTAAAGAATGGGATAAAGGTAAAAACTTATTCTCATTTGGTGCAGCAGGTACAGGTAAAACATTTATTGCATTGTACTTAGCACTTAAAGAGGTGATGAATGAAGAATCACCTTA